AACGACCTGCGGCCTGGCTATCCTGTTTCAAGTCCGTCTTGGGAAAGATCTCAGCATATATGGGATCGGCAATGAGATCACGAACCTTTCTACCGAATCTTACAGCAAGTTCCGTGTTCATGGTAGCCTGAATGATTTTTAATTTAGGATTACGACCCAAGAACCACGAAGGCATTAAATATGACGCTAATTCTGATTTAGAATGTCTAGGAGGCATGTTGATGATCAAACGCTTCAAGTTACCCGATGCAATGTCCTCGAGCTTTTCGGCAATAACACGATGATGTCTACCCTCAATAAACCCCTCATATACATGTTTAGCATAGGCTAGAAATTTAGTTTGGGCTACTTCTCTGGTTTCAAGTCGCTTATGCTGTTGTTCCAGTAACAGAACTTCTTGTAACACTTCTTTGGGTAAGGCTTCATAATTCATACCCGAACAATAATACATTCGAATGAATTTATCAATCTTTGTAATATAGATGTGTAAGTTACCCTTATGCCCCCGTATTTAGGGGGTGCCCCCTCTTCGTAATCTCAAGTCAGTTACCTTTTGCTATCAGTTACCCCCGTGCCTTAAAAGGACTAGCTTCGCAAGCTACACTAGGTCGAGTTCCTCGCCCAAGTTTCACTAACAAAGCTAGTCCTTTCGGCAAATTTTTTTAGGTCGCATGTGACATTTATGTCACACTTTGTTGCAAAAATGTCACAGGCCTGTCAGGTATTTTTTGCATAAGGGAAATCTAATCTTTGCATGGCTTAGTGCTTGACTCCCATTTAATCCCATGATATAACATAAGAGGGAATAATCCCTTAACGTACTACCAAGGAGGACAATATGTCTGATGTACAATACGCCATCGAGGAGTTGGTGAACGAGCAAGTGGACTCTCGCATCGAAGATGCAGTTTCCGAGAACCACGAGATTCAATCTCTTAGAGATGATATCTCAGAACTTCAAGACAAACTTAATGGAGACTTCGCAGACGAAGTTACTAAGGCAGTCTTGTTAAACATCACGACTAAGTTAGTCGCTTGTAATGATGAGAAATACATCATGGTCAAGAAGACTTATCTTGAATCACTTCAATCAAAAAAGGAGGAGGACTAGAATTGGGAGCTTCGGCTCCCTTTTTCCTTTATAAAAATATGGATGATTATAAAAATATATTAGACCTTTGTTACAAGCGTGGAACATTAATTGGTCTTAAAGAAGCGATGATCGAAGTTAATAAACAAGAACTCAATCTTCTGAAACAAATCACAAAGCTTGAAGAAGAAATAAAAGAGTTAGAAAAGGAGGATGCGTAAATGAAGTGTTCCATTTGTACTAACGAAATAGATGTACAATCAAATGGATGGAAGGAAGGGCATTGTGCTCTTCCTCTTTCCAATGGAAGATGTTGTACTATTTGTAATGATACCGAAGTTGTTCCGATGAGAATGGCTTTTATTTCTTTGGGTCGCAGTATTCCAAAAGAGGGACTGAAAGAAATAATCGACTCGCAGAGAAAAGCAAGAGCCATTGCCAACGTATCGTTAAAGAATATAACTAGAGAAGTTAACCAAAGGAGAAGTAAATGAACAGAGAACTGCAAGAAGATTATGAATATCATCAAAACGCTAAGTGGGATTACAACGAAGAACTCAAGAAAGAGCATCATGATCCCGAGTCTTTCCGTGACTATGATGAGCCAATAAATGAGAATAAATAACAAGTTTCCTTGGTGGAAAGGGGAGGGCTTCGGCTCTCCTTTTTTTTGTTGGGCTCGAGGCTCAGAGTTGTGGCTCGCAGTTTTAAAAAAACGAAACTCGCAAACTCGTTTCGTTTTTTTGTCAAGTTTTTTTAAGTTGCAGAAATGTCACAGAGTGTTGCAAAAATGTCACAGTCAAACAATAAGATTTGATACGAGGTATCACAAAAAATGATGCACAAAACCAGGTTTTTGCTTGACTGTTTCATGATCCCAGTTTATCCTATAAGGAACAATTAACCAAGATGCGAGGACATAAAATGAAAAACCAAGATCCAATAATAGTAGTAGTTAAAGAACTTCAAAAACTAGTTTTAATAGTTAAAGAAATGGAATTGAGATTGCAGAAAATGGAGGGCAAATAAAATGAATGCAATATTAAAAAATACACGAACCAAGAAGCAAGTTAAACATGATAATATGTTATATGCTAAAGCTAGGCTTGACGAAATTTTAAACCAACAACAAGAAATTTACTGCATTATCCGTCATGTCTCACAAAGTGGCATGTCTCGTCATATAAGTTTCTTTTGTATTGTGGACAATGAACCGAGGTTTTTAGATGGTTTAATTTCAGACTATTTAGATTATAGACACAATAAAAGTTATACGGGTTTAGTTGTCGGAGGTTGTGGAATGGATATGGCTTTTTCTGTTGTCAATCATTTACAAGTACAAATGACACATGACAAGATGACCACACACACCGAGTATAATTTTAGACATCGGATCATTTAACCGAGGGAGGCGAAAGCCTCTCTTTTTTTATGGTCGCCTCATACTTAAAACATAAAGCTCGCAAACTCGCTTTATGTTTTCGTTTTTTGTGAAACTCGCAGACAACCATTTTACAACGTAAAGCTCGCAAGCCTCACTTTACGTTGTGCCAAATCATTGCAAGCTTGCAAGCATTGACCTATTGAACCATGAAACACGAAACATGGTTCTTCTTGCCCCAAAACTATCGCATTTGCTACAGAAAATCCGTCAAATAAAAATGCATTAGAGGTGCGAGGGTCTTTTTTTAAGATAAAAGAAATATAATTATTCTTGTTTATCCTTAAATGTGTTGATACTTGGGACTTTTCAAGCTTTATCCTATTTCCTTTTATAGGTGCTTTTAATTCAATAAATAATGGCAATGTTTCATTAATAATAATTAAATCTGGAAAACCAGAATTGTATTTGTTTTCTATCTTTTGAATAAAATCAGATTTGTTTAATGATGCTTTTACTTGTTTAAAAAAGTTTTTTTCGCTTGACATGGTTATTATATTATCCCATAATTACTTATATTATTCGGAGGATTTAAAATGTTAATTACTACAAAGTATAAAAAGAATATACATAATTTAGAAGATTATCAATTTAAAGTTTTAAAGCCAAGCACAAATAAAAAGCTTGGGAAAAAAGTTTTAAAAGGTTCATTTAAAGATTATAAATTTTATACATTAACATTAGTTGAAAGAGAAACTTGTCCAAAAGATTGTTTTCATTGGGACGATTGCTTTGGCAACAATATGCCATTCGCTCATAGAATGAGTGCAAAAGATGAATTACTTTTAACAACAAAAATTCACGATGATATTAAAGATTTAAAAGGTAAAAAAGCATTAATAAGATTGCATATACTAGGCGATTTTTTTAATGTTGAGTATGTTTATTTTTGGGATTTAATGTTAAAATTATATCCTAACATTGCCATTTATGGATATACTGCAAATAGTACTAGTTCAAAATATCAACAATCACGATACATTGCTCAAGCAATTTTAAGTTTAAGAATTAAACATAAGAAAAGATTTTCTGTTAGATATAGTAATGATCTAAAACAAGAATTTTCTGCAAATTCAGAAGAATTACAAACTCCCCAAAAAGACAAATCTATACAATGCCCCGAACAAATTGGTTTAACTAATAGTTGTGGTAGTTGTGGTTTATGTTGGGAACAACCAAAAAGACAAGTTATTTTTAAAACTCACTAAGGGAGAATATTATAATGTATACTAAAACAAACTATCCTTTATATCATGAATTCAAGCTTATGAAATTTGGTAATGTGTTATTGAATACAAATATTGATGATATATTAGACCAAGAGATTGAAGAAACTACAGTAATTATAAATCAATTAAAAGATATTAACCAATTCGTGGAGGCTTAATAATGACCATTTATGAAGAGTTAAGAAAAATTATAGATAGGAATTCTTGTTGGCAACAAGAGGGTCGCAAGTTTGAATTACTTTGGAATTTACTTTTATCAAGTGATAAGAGAAGTTTCTCGGAGTATTTCGAAGAAGAGCATAGTATCAAGTTATACGATGCAATGACGTTTAAGGAAATATTAACTTTATGTAGAGACTACAATGTTG